TGTCCCATACCCAATAGGCTTTGCCATTGACCATAGCGACTGTTACACGATTGCCATCTTCGTCGTCTTCAAACATGATACTATTATACCATTTCGACTAGGTTTTGTCAACTACTTTTTTCGTATTGATTGATAATCATTCTCAAAGTATTAATCTCCTGTGGAGTTAGACACTCATACTGCCTAACTTCATCACGGGATGTTTCAGACAAGTCAATCATTGGATCTCCGTCTTCATCAAAAACTAACTCTAACATTCCGTTGATCCACAGGGAAAACACATCATTATTAAACTGGGATTCGTGCTGCCTTACAACATTAGGAATATATTCTTCTGCTTCTTCGGTCAGCCTGTAATTGCCCTCACTTACTTCCTCAATCGCTCCGATAGATTTTAAGAACTCCATCATGTTTTCATCCATGTGTGCCTCCTAGTTTTATTATACTACATCATTCCGATGCCCTGCAAATAAGTGTCCCAAACATCTTTGGGCTTATTTGGATCAGGACTATCGAATAATGCGTCGTATTGTTCGTCTTCTCTGTTTCGCTTTCTCATGCTTGCAATGTCGTGGATCTCAATCATTTGATTTGTCTTCCGTTGCGAAAGACTGATGGCGTTGTAGATAGAACCACACACAGCATCAGCCAAGTCCTTTGATTTCTTACGAGGGTGGTCAACCTTCTTGTCTGAAACAATCTTAAGTTCTGATAGTTCTTCTAGCAATAGATCAAGGTGAGGCATTACGAGTCTATCCTCATAGATCAACATCGCCATATCCTCATAGTGCTTCTTGCCTACAGATAGTGTGTCTGTCTTGATGCCCACACTCTTCAACTCGTTCTGAATGTCAAAACTATTCCAGCGGTCAAAGGTTACCCTGCCTAGTTGTAGTCCTGTGCGTCGCAAAGAGATGATCCAGTTCTTAACTTCTGATAGGTCTACTGGGCCTTCGATCCTTGGCTCCCACCAGGCAACCATGTCTGTTACAACCATTGGTACTACTTGGGTGTAATCGTTGAACGACTTCATCTCTACCCACTTTTCAACGTGAGAGATGGCGACAGCACACTTGTCGTGCTTCTGTGCTAGGTCAGCGTGGACAAAGTAAGTTGTGTCTGCGTCTGGTTGCCACCTAGGTTCGATACGCTTAAACTTATCAACAGGGTTAGGAAGGGTCATCGCCTGCTCTAACTTGTCTCGCTGTTTGAAAAACGCATCTGACTGGTACTGTGGCATACAGGCAAAACGCATTAAGGCATCTCCTGGGTCTGTGTAGAACGCCAACTTAAAGTCATCTATTTTTCTTGTTGGGTTTACTTCCCAAGTAGGCCGTTTGATAGCAAACATGCCTGGAAACTTGTAACTTACAATGTGATCTTCATCCCACTCAACTGTGTAACGATTGCCTTCGGCATCTCCCAGTTCCTCATTCATAATGAAATCGTGTGACCTCTGAATAACCTCTTTCTCGTTAATGACCTCTTCATAACGTTGCGAAATGAAGTCACCCTTGAAGCGAGGGAAGGATAGCAGTACGACCTTTCCATAGTCAGGGAAGCGACTATCGACTGACGCACGGAACGCTTTGTAGATGTTGTCTGCTGTCTTAGCACCTTCGTTTCCTGATGCTGACTCGTGGGCAAAGCCTGAGATCTCATCAAGGATAGCAATCATTAGGTTTAGTCCTTCATGTGACTCTCTTTCTGAGTGCCCCGAATAAACGGTGACCGCTTTATCAAACTCAATGTTATCCATCTTTGCTTCATACTTACCAGCGAACCAAGGTGAGCGTTCGATCTTCTGACGGAAGCCTTTGAAGAACACGTTCTTTGCCTGCTGTGCGTTGATAGCAACGTTAATAAGGTCGATAGCATCGCCTGTTGGCTTGCCAAAGTATCCTGATGGATCTTTTAGACAAAGAAGTTTATAGACCATATAAGCCACACCAACAGTAGAGGTAAAGTCTTTGCCGCTTCCCTTGCCGCATTGTAGGATGACTTCTGACTTAGTGTATTTTGCATGATGTTCTCGTCCTTCCCTGTCGCCCATCATCTTAATCAAATCATCCATACGATAGATCTGACTCATAGTTTCTACAAGTGTGTATTGTATGTCTGATAATTCTGGCTGCCCCAAGTAATCCTTGGAACGCACAAAGGTACGCACATCAACGGGGTATTCTTCAAATGGATCTTCATCCAAAGCATCTAAGAAACTTGAGAAGTCTAGGCTCATTGATTAACAACCTCAATGGTTATGGCTTCTTCGGGTGAGGCAACTTCGGCAAGACGCTTTGATACTTCTACCTTGCAGGTGTCGCACTTGCCTGAAACCTCTCGCAAGATCTTTACTAAAACTTCTTGCTTGTTCTCCATCTCCATGAGTTCTTCTGCGATTTCCTTGTTCTCTAATAGTCCTGCCTTTTGTAGCATTTCGATACGCTTGTTCTCAATCTCTAGGATTAGTTTTAGTGACTGCCGTTTTTCTCCTAGGTCACCTTGAGACTCTGCACTATCAATAACTTCGTAGGCTTTCTGAATAAGTCTGTTGTAGTGCTGGTCTGCTGTGGCTAGTGCCTCTCGTGCCCTTGCACGGATGGCATCGTTGTTGGCGATCATTCCTCGCCACTCATCAAGCAGACGAACAACACGGGTTCTAGGGATGTCTAGGGACTTAGAGATTTGTATCTCTGTGTTTCCCTTGACGTACTCTGAGGCTACCCTGTTTACCTCGTCCAGATGTAACATTACGTCTGTGTCGTTCATGGCACACTCCTTGTGTTAGTAACATTATACCATAATTTGTGGTGAGGGGCAAGGTGTTGCCGCTGCCCTTGCCCCTCCACATTAGCAACCAGTTCCTTTTACGGTTGCATTCCAATGCTTTTTACCACTCCACTTACCGTTCCAGTTGAGGGCTGTAAAGAATGCCCTGTCCTGCCAGTAGCGGTTCCACCTATGTATAGGCTTATCATGTAACTTCTTTGCTCGTGGTTTTAGATAGTCACCAGCCTTCTTCGACTCTTTGACCATCATGTGAACAAGTCCATCACGCCAAGAGTTATCAAGGAATTGGTATGCACCTCTTGCACTTGACACCTTGTTTGCTGCCTTGTAGCGGTAGTTGCTCTCACGCTTCATCACACACTTGCGGAAACGCTCTTGACTTTTGTGATAATACTTACCACGGTAAAGGGAACGTTCGTAGCCCTTCAAGTCTTTTGCCTGTCTTGATACCGCTGCCTGAAATTCTTCAGGCATTTCTTCTGTTCTGTATTCAATTGTTCGTTCTTCTAACAGAAAAGGTGCGGCTTGTGGCTGCACCTGTTCTACTGTCGCTACCTTAGTTGGCGGCGTAGCCTCTGCTGTCGTGCAGGCAGTCAATGAGATTCCGACTGCTGCAATGACGGCTATTGCTCGTTTCGTCATAGTTACCTCCGTAGCGGCAACGTGTTCTATTATATCCTACTTTTGTTTCATTTCTGTCTTTTTACGCTTCGCCCGACGCTTCTTTGGTAACACCTTTACACGATCAGGACGAAAACTTCTGGTTTGTGCAGGCTGCCCCTTGTGCAATTCGATGCAATCAATCCACTCTGTTTCTGTCTTTGGATTGTAAACGTGGCGAACAAACCTAAATCTAGTTCCCCATACCTGGGCAATCTTGATAGTCTCGCCTGGTTCTACCGTTCGATTGCCCACCTCTAACGATGGGGTAGCAACCCAATGAGTATTGATTTGATTGTGTTGCGGAACAAACTTACTGCGATTGACTTTTCTCTTAGCCATTACTTTCCTTTGTTAGTAGGTAATACCAATTATACCAGAATGGTAACGGTTTGTCAACTAATTAACTAGATTGAGAAATCTTGTAAAGAATGAGATAACCAATAAGGTCATCGACATCGTTATCGCCTGGGTAAGATTGGGCATTCTTTATCCTATTTAACTTGTCATCAATGCGGTTGGCGATTCCTTCTTGTGCCCCCGCCTTTGCAAAGATCTGGATAGGGGACAGGGCAGAGTTGCCATAGGCGATGTTCTTCTCAAGCAACAGACGCTTGATCTCATCACAGGCAACAGAGATTTCTGGGCCTGATGGTGCTGCCCCAATCAACTCAACTAAACTAATTTGTTCTTCTAGTTCTTCGATCTTATTTTCTGCTTTCATTACTTCTTCCCAAATATTGTTTAGTACTTCATTCTTTTTGGTGGGCAGTTGTGTTACGTTGTCATCTGTCATCTCTTTAAACCAAATTTCTTTATTGCGGCGTAGACGCTTACTTCGCTAACGCCTGCTTCTTTAGCAATCTTTGCTACTGACAATTTCTTAATATTATATCTATCAAACAACCACTTGCGGTTGTTGTGCAAACCTGTTGAATGTCCCATTACGATGTTCCCAATGCTTCTTCTTCATAGTGACACCACTCGCAACCCTCCACATATCCTCTGTGGTTGGTGCTGTGCATTACAAATTCATTCATGTCTATATTATACCATCAAACGATCTTCTTGTCAAGAGCATAGGTTCCAATTCCAATAGCGTCGCCTACGTCATTATCATAAATATTTAAACCAAATCTTTTATTAACGTAGTCCATTGTGCGCTGCTTTCTGAAATCTCTTTGTATTACTTTTAGTTTGTTAGGTGAGGCATCAGGATTATCAGATCTGATAAGATCCTTCTCTACTTTCTTTAAGTTAGGGTTTCCTATGTGTGCTGACCATGTGATTGGTTCTACTCCAACCACCCTGTCGATGCCGCCGAAAATGGCGGCACCGACTAGGGCACCTTGGGTTAGTGCAAGGTTACTCGCCGTCATAGGAGAGTTAGCAAAGATTGGCTTCTCTATGACCATGACTTTCACCTCGTACCTTTCCAGCAACGCTCTTGTGAGCGCACCAGACTTTTTACCAATGACTCCTGCTTTATCGTAGATGTTCTTGCTGGTATGTTCGTACACGATTTTGCCCCAAGCCCTAAGATCATCTTCCCAGATAGCATATGCCATTGACTGTGTGGAGGCATCAACAGAAACAAAAGTCATTTGATGTCCTTTAGGAATCTTCTCAACAACTTCCGATCTCCAATGCAAGTGCTACAGAATGAATCGTCATTGTAAATAGATAGTGGCTTCTTACAGGTAGTGCAAAGTCTTTCTTTTCCTACCCTTGACTTGATACGCTTTTCTCTTTGTTTGTTATTAGTTTTATCTTTGGTAGCCTCTGTCCTGCATTCAGCATTGCAATAGATTTGATAACTTACATTTGCATCAAAGTCTTTACCACACCACTCACAATTTTTCAACATCTGGTAGTGCCTCCAAGGATTTAATTTTGATTGTGCCGTCGCCTAGTGTGTCGCAGGTGCTCTTTACAGGGCAACCCTTACACACACGAGAGTTAGAACGATAGTTCTTCTCAGGCAACTGTTTGTTCTCCCAAGCACTACGAACCTCACGAAGCCATCCCCATAGATAATCAAAGTAATCAATGTACTCTGGTGTCAGATCAACAGGGAACGCAAGCAACTCGTTAGCATTTTTAGATTCATAAAGTAGAACGCCCTTAGATGCTTTGCGTATCTTCATGTAGAGTAGCACCTGGAAGAGGTGATACTTGCGAGGTGTGCCGCTAGACTTAATGCGAGCGAACGCTTCCTCACGACAGGTCTTGATCTCTAGCACAACGTTGTCATCGCCAGCCCACTCCATGATGCCGTCAGCGTATCCAAAGATGGGAGGATCTTCATTACGAATCTTTACCTCTACATCAATGTTGATGTCTGACTCACCAAAAGCCTTCTGGATACGGTCGTGTGAGACTGTACCGTGTTGCATATTTGCTATTGCTTTTGCATCCTTTTCGTCGGGCACAAAGTCTGCACCGTCAAAAGCGATGTACCAATAGCGGGGGCACTCGCCCTGGTTCCACGCTAGGGTGGAGGGAGCGAATGTCTTTTTAGTTGTGAACTTTGTTTCAGAAAATGGTTTGAGGTAACCTTGCTCTAGTCGCTTTACAAACTCTTTACCACTAAACCAATTACTTTTAGTTTCTTTCACTACCAATTCCTTCATTAGGTTTTTAGCCATTATCATACCTTAGTTGTGTATTTTAGGGCATCTACCAAACGTCGTGTTGCGTCAACAATGGAGTAGTAAAGATTCTTCTTTGCTCTGTCACTCTTGTTGACGTTTGTGTAGTAAGAGGCTTGCATAGCGAACTTGGCAGACATTGCTTCCAACCTAACTATCAACGGGATAGCGGCGGTAGCGGGAATGTCTGGCTGACTTATTAACTTAACAATAAGCCCAAGCACCTCTGTTAGATGCTCGTCATTCATGTAGTCAGCAATCTCAGTAAACTCTGATACTTCATTTACTAACTCTATTACGTTATCGCTCATTACAAGCCTTTCTGCTCTAGGTTAATTATACCATATCGTTATTGTGGCTGTCAAGTTGTTCCAATACTTCTTGTTCTATTATTGCTAGTCGTACTGTTTCGTTACCCTCGCCTAGAACGATGATGAGGGCAGGGTTCTTTTCTTTATCTGACTTTAGTGTGTCTGTTACAACCTT